TCCCAACTACTTCGGCATATAATATTACTTGCATCACCCTTATATTTCATAGGATGCGAAGGTTTGTATTTACTTTTTATACTTTCTCCCATACATAGTATATAAGGTAAAAACTATTTAGATGGAAGCTTTCATAAAGTCAATAGATGATATTAAGAATGCCGTCTTGCAACCGGCACAAACTTCTCAATATTATGTTGAGATTCCAGTGCCTCCATTGCTATCAGATCAAATGAGACCGTTTTTATTTAATGATAAAGATAAGATCAATCTTCTCTGTTGTGAAACAAGTCTCCCTGGTGTAAGTTTGGCTACATCATTAAATGATAATGATAGAACAGGTGTGACAGAAGAGTTTGCATACAGAAAAAACTTTGATCGTAGAATTGATTTTACGTTTTATGTTGATGCTGATTACTATACACCAATAAAATACTTTGAAGCATGGATGAAGTATATTGCAGGTGAAGATTTATCAAGAGAAACTAATCAAGTATCTAGCAATAACTATCATTATAGATTTCGTTATCCCTCTGAGTATACTTGTCAACAGGGGTTAACCATTACAAAATTTGAAAGAGATGTATACAGGGAGCAACCTAAAGGATTTTATCAACCTGAGGGAGGTTTAATGGCATATAAATTTGTAAGAGTTTTCCCTGTCTCTATCAACTCAATGCCAATCACGTATGAGGCATCGCAGTTACTTAAAGTGACAGTTACAATGTCTTACTTGCGATATTACATCACAGAGATTGAGGCAGCTGATAGAGGCGGCATTGGAGATGACTTTGAGTTAGGGTTTGGTGATAGTCCTTTTAAACAAGCTGTATTCAACGATAGACCTAAACAAACAAAACCGACATCAGAACCCATTCCCATGTACGGTGGTGGCGCACAGTTTGGAACTCCACCCACGTTCAGATAACTATCTAAATAATCACACTGAAAAACTTTATAAAACATTATGCCATTACCAAAGATTGCTACACCAACTTATGAACTTGAGTTGCCATCGTCAGGAGAAACAATTCAATACAGACCCTTCTTGGTAAAAGAAGAAAAACTTCTTGTCATTGCTCTTGAGAGTGATGATACTAAGCAGATTACAACTGCTATCAAATCAGTTATCAAAAACTGTGTGCTAACAAAGGGTGTCAAGGTAGAACAACTTCCTACCTTTGACATTGAATATCTTTTTCTGAACATTAGAGGTAAGTCAGTTGGTGAGGAGATTGATGTGAACATTGTTTGTCCAGATGATGAAGAAACGCAAGTTTCAGTGACCATCAATCTAGATGACATTCAAGTTCAGAAGAGTGATGATCATAACAAGAGAATCAAACTTGATGATACTATCATGATGGAAATGAAGTACCCATCTCTTGATCAGTTTATTAAAAATAACTTTGAACTTAGTAATAAAAATGCAATGGATCAATCATTTGAACTGATTGCATCCTGTGTAGATAAAATCTTCACAGAGGAAGAAGTTTGGACTACATCTGATTGCACTAAGAAAGAGATGAATGAGTTCTTAGAACAAATGAATTCTTCTCAGTTCAAAGAGATTGAAACTTTCTTTGAGACGATGCCTAAACTTTCACACACATTGAAGGTTACCAACCCCAACACAAAAGTTGAAAGTGAGGTGGTGCTGGAGGGCTTAGCGTCTTTTTTCGCATAGGCATGGTTCATATGAACCTTGAGAACTACTTTAATCTCAACTTTTCTTTGATGCAGTTCCATAAATATTCATTAACAGAAATAGAAAATATGATGCCTTGGGAAAGGGACATCTACGTTGCAATGTTAATGAACCATCTTGAAGAGGAAAAACTAAAGCAGCAGCAAGCGAATGCCTTCCGATGAAACTAAAAGAAATCCATTAAATCTCAGGAGAAAGTTGATTTCTGCTGAGAGTCTTTCATTGGGAAAAAGCAGGATTGGAACGATTTTAAATGGTATTGATCTTGTTGATAGACGTTCATTAAATAATTCAAGAAAGATAACCTCTCTCAAAAATATTTTTAAGAGCAGAGGTAGTAATCTTTCAGAGAACTTAAAATCTATCGATCCAGGAAGACTTGACCTCTTAAAAAATCTGGATGATCTTATTGCGACAGTAAGATCAGATCAAAAACTTAAGGATGCAGAGGAAAAATATAATAGAAAGAAAAAAGAAAAAGATGCTAGAGCGAAAGAAGAAAGTAGATTAGAGACACGATTTAAAAAGTTAAGTAAGACCGCTCAAAAAATCGTAGCACCAGTTAAAGGTGTGCTTGATAGGATTATTAAGTTCTTTATTACCTTAGTCACTGGTAAGTTTTTGGTCAAGTTAGTAACTTGGCTTTCTGATCCAAATAATCAAAAGAAAGTAAGTTCTATAATTAGATTCCTTGGTGACTTTGGACCAAAACTTTTAGGTCTTTACATATTATTTGGAACAAGGTTTGGCAAAGCGATAAGAAAACTATCAAGTGTCATCATCAGAGGTGGCATGAGATTGGGTGCTGCCACTTTGTTACTGCTTCGCAAGATGGGATTCAAGCGAGCAGGTGGTATGGCAAGATCTCTTCTTGGTAGAAGAGGTAGTCGTATCGCCACTGGATTGCAGATTGGTGCAACAGCTGCAGGATTATTTGGTATCAGTAGTCTCTTTGGTGGCGGTTTTGATGGTGGAGATGATGCTGCTGCAGACTCTTCCGAAGTTGATTCTCAAATACAGGAGCAAAATCTAGCATTAAGAGAAAAGAGTCTTGGCACTCCGGTGAGCACACTTGGATTTATGGCGTTAGAAGAGATTCCCTTCGTAGGGGGACTTCTAGCACAATCCGCCGAAGGAAATATACTTGAAGGAAAAAATGCATTTGGATTCTTTGGTGGAGGAAAAGTAGAGGGACCAAGTGGGATTGATAAAGTTCCAGCGATGCTCACAGAAGGTGAGTTTGTTATGTCTCGTGGAGCAGTTCAAAAAATAGGTGTTGATAATCTGATGAGAATGAATGCCTCTGGTGGAGGCACAAACGTTCCAAGGATTGTTAAAAATACAATGTATGCACAGGGTGGTGGTCCCGTTGGTGATCCCATGATCCCCGACCCAACTGCTTTGACGGTGCTTAGAGCATCTGGAATGGCATCCAGACAGGGATTACAAGGCACCCGTGGTATGGGTGGACGCGGACTTGGAGGCACGCTTGAACTTGGATACCATGGAACATCACAATCTGCAGGTAGAAGCATTCGTCAGGGAGGATTCCTTCCAGGATCTAGAAGAAATACATTTGGAACAAGGAATGTTTTCGCTGCTCCAACTTCAAACATCAACGCTATTCCGAGTGCTGCTCAAGCTTTTTCTAAGAAAGGTGGAACAGCAGGAAGAGGTGCGATTGAAAGATTCATGGACACTTTCAAATCATCAAAAGCAGGTGATGTGGGAGATCTAATACCTCTTGCCATGTCCCAAGGATCTGGTCCTGGAACAAGGTTACCATTTAATGCTTTTGGATTATCTGAGATGAGCACGTCTGCGGATAAAGCATCTAAAGGTGCAAGGCTTGTTCAAAACGCGATGACTAAGTATACGAGAAGTAGAAAGGCACAGCAACTACTAAACATGGGAAGAACAACTGCTAAGATGGGACCTATTGCAAAGGTTGGCAGAGCGTTGGGTAGATTCATTCCTGGTCTTAATATTGGATTAGGAGCAGCTGAGACTGCGATTAGAGCATCCGAAGGTGATGAACTTGGAGCGACACTTGCGGCGGCAAGTATGGTTCCTGGTCCCACAGGAATGGCAGCGGCTGCGGGATTGATAATCCATGATGTAAATAAAGCATTCCCAACCTCTAGTATAAGAGGTAGATCTGGTGCTAAAATGGCAAAACAAAACCCATCTGTAGCAATACCTGGACCACCATCAAGATCACAACCTCAAATTATAATGGTAGATGATCCAGAATCTCAGGTATTAGATTTAGGTGAGTCTGGATCTGAAGGTGCTCTTTCATATACCACCCCTACACTTCGTAATCGATCAAGCGATAAGATGACTTCTATGGGGATAGGAGGTTGAGATGATTAATAACGAAAAACTTATTCCAAATAAAAATCCAAAGGGTATTGGTGTAGTTACTACGATTTTTTATGGCAAGGTAAATCGTAAGGTTCTCAAGGTGGGAAATATTTTAAAGGGCACGTTGGCTGATGATAAAAAAAGATTTGAACGAAAGAAGGCAGAGGATAAAAAAGATCAAAGGAAAGAAGAGGAAGATAGGATTGAAACGAATGATCAAGAGTTAAAGAACCCCTCTGAGAAAAAAAGTCCAAGTATTCCTAAAGTCGGAATACTTGGATGGTTTAAGAACTTCATTGGCAAGATTCTTCTAGGATTCTTTGCAGCGAGATTACTTAGTTTTCTTCCAACTCTGAGCAAACTTCTTCCAGTCTTTGGAGCAGCTGTTAACTTTGTATCTTCAATCGGTGTGGGGATTGTTGATGCCTTTGGAACTTTTGTTAATATCGCTTACTCAGCAGCTGATGCTACTAAAGGATTCATAAAATCTGTTGGTGGTGAAAAAACATTAGAGATGTTCGAGAACTTCTCTGGAGTTATATCGACTCTCATTGATGTTCTGATACTGTCTGCTTTGGTAAGTAGAGGCAGGGATGATGATGGATTTGGAGGAAGAGGTCGTCGTCGCCGTCGTGGTAGGGGTCCGCGTCCTGACATTGATGGACCAGGTAGAAAGAAGAAGAGAAGAAGAAAGAGAGGAGGAGGATCTGGATTAGCAGAGTTACTTTTCGGAGGTGGTCTTGGGAGAAAAATCTTTAGAGGGAGAGCGATAAAACAAACACAGCGAGAAATTGGAAATGTGGTATCTCGAAATGAAAATATTATCAAACAACAAGCTGAGAGAATCAAACAACTTAATAAAGCTGGAAGACTTTCAGAAGGAGAGATTTTAAAATCAAGTAGAAAAATAAAAAAAGTTCAAGTTGATTTAGCAGAGACGCGAGTAAAAGCAGCAAAGTTGAACGCAAGTGCTGTGAGAGAAATGACTGGCGCTGCAACCTCCGGTACTGGTGCAAAATCAGTGAGACAATCGTTCGCCAGATCAGATTTTAGAGCACCTCGTATTGATTCCCCCGAAGCTAGAAGGATTTTTAAAGAGGTAACAGAAGCTGAGGGAGATAGGATAAAAGCACAAAAAGTGACGCAAGTTGATGATGCTATAATGGATAAAATTGATAGAAATCCAAGGCTAACGTTTGATCAAAAAACTGAGGCTAAATTAAAATACTTAGATGAAATACAACAGGGCAATAAAAATAGAGTTGGTGCATTGACAGAGGATTTTAAATTTAAACAACAACAAAATATAGCCCGTGATATTGAGTTTAAAAAGAGAATGGGTATTGATCTCGACCCAGAAAAATTAAGTAAGGCGAATATCGATCAACAAATTGATGAACTGCAGGGGTTTGATCCAAGGAAGAGAAGAATGATAAGAAATATAAGAACTGGTGAGGATGACCTTCTTGATGCGATTGCAAAGGCACCTCCATCTAGGAGAACATTATTCTTGAAAGGACTAAGAAGGTTTACCAGTAGATTCAAACTTCCTATCATTGGCGCACTCATAGACTTTGGTTTGAGTTGGATGCTAGGAGAACACCCTGGAAGAGCAGCATTCAAAGCGATTGGCGCTGGTATTCTTGGTGGCGTCGGTGGTGTTGTTGGTAATTTTGTTCCTGTTGTTGGTGGTATCATTGGCGGATTAGCCGGTGGTGTTCTTGGTGATATGCTTGGTGGTGCTCTGTTTGACTTTTTCTTCTCTAAGAAAGGATCAAGAAGCTCCACTGAATATAGAAATGAAGGTGGAATGATAGGTGAAGGGAAGTCCAGAAGAAAACTTACAGAACCACCTCCAGAAAAACCGAAGGCAATCACCTTTGACCAAAGTGATCAAGGACCTTTCCGCAATAAAAGTGCTGCTGATTTGATACGAGATGAAAACATTGATTTAAGTAAGTTAGATTACTTTGGTCCCATCCTGGCATTGTCTGCAAAAATATTGACAGGGGAAAAACCTGAAAACTCAGATTATAAAAATGCATCTCTTGGTATAAACCTTCTCTTTAAAGATGGATTTAAATCTGGTGAACTGGTTGGAAATGTAGATGTATCAACTGGTATAAACCTCGCAAAATGGATTGAAAATTCTTTAATTCGTCGTGCTACTAAACCACTTGATGGCATACTTATGAGAATCAAAAACTTTATTTTAAATATAAAAGAGGGTTTTGAAAAAGGACTGGAAGCAGCGAAAGATCTGGTTGAGGGTGTAGTTGAATCTGTTGTTGCACCACCAGCACAGGCAAAAACATCTGATAATCAAGGAATAGGTTCATTTTTCGATTCTTTACTTGGTGGTGGTGAAGGTGCATATGCCACTGGACTGAAGACTGGACCCAGAGGAAGCATTGGTGTTGGTGATGAGTATCATATTGATACAAAGATTTTGAAGTCTTTGCCAATGGAACAAAAGATCGCAATGGTTGATCAACTTGCAAGAGGTTATGCTGCAAGGGGAAGAAAGATTGAGTTTTCAAACTCTGCTGTTGCAGGTATGGTGTATGATGTCAATGCATCTCCTCAACAAAAAGCAGCACTACTTAATAAAGCATTCGGTGCTCACTCACATTCTCGTCATAGTAAGTTTGATAGTTTGGATTATTACATCCCTTCAATGGGTGAGACTAGATTTGGAAAGAGTGCTGAGGGTGCAGAGATTTTATCTCCAACAGTTGATGGTGGTTCATTAGAGTTCCATCAGGGTGGTGGATATGGTGCCTTCACTGTTCTTTTAGATAAAGATGGAAATGTAATCTCCAAAACTGGTCATGGTGACATACGGGGTGCAAAGTCTGGCACTGTGAAACTTGGCGATCAAATGACAAAAGATCTTTCGACGTTAAAGGAACCTGCATCATACGAAGATGAAAGAGCTTCAAATGTTGTTGTAGTCAATAAGAGAAATCTTATTTCATATGTTCAGAAAACTACAACATCACCTGCTCCTGTGACTCAGAGCGGTGATTCTTACGATCCGTTCTCAATCCTTTATAGGTAGGTTAAATATAAGCACAGGAGATAAGACATGGCAACCGAAACACAATCTACAGTCACTAAAGTATTACCATCAAACCTGAATAAGTTTGTTATAGCATCTAATGAGGGTGGTGGAAAACAAGTTGATTTAAAAAGCAGAGGTTTTGTAAAACTTGAATACAGTGAAAGTATTTTACATGATACACCACACTGTATGGTGGAGTTTGTAGATACTGGTGTCACATCGGGTCTTGATGATAAGAATGTGATGGAAGGACTTCCACTTGTCGGTCAAGAGAAAGCAACGTTCAAGATAACGGATAATAATGATGTGCAACTTGGAGATATTGACATGTATGTCAATAAGATTACCCCTGTGGGTGAGGACACAAGAAAAAGAGTTGTTTTTGTTGATCTGGTTTCAAAAGAATATATTCTAAATGAAAAAATCAGACTGCGTTCAAGATTTGATGGAAGAATATCGGAACACATTAAGACTATATTGACGGAAAAACTTCCTGATGGATTGGGAACAAAGAAGAAGATTAATATTGAGGATGCATCTAATAATTTTAACTTTATACCTAATAATAAAAAGTCATATTATACTATCAACTGGTTGTCTAAAAAGGCGATCTCTCAAGAAAATCAAAAGAAAGGAAAGAGTGCAGGGTATCTATTTTTTGAAACATCAGAGGGATTCCATTTTAAATCTATCGATGGATTATGCTCACAAAAACCTAAGAAAAGAATAATCTTCAATGAAACTTCAGAACTCCCTGAAGGATATGATATTAAGGCACTTGATTATAGTAAGGATAATCTTGTCGATGTTCAAAAGAAGTTGAAGATGGGGTCATTTTCAAACAGAGTTATTTTGTTTGATCCTTTTAAGTGTAGGTATGAAGTTATCACGCCTAATGCTGAAGAATATAAAAAGCAACTTAAACTTGCAGGCAAAAAACTGCCAAAGTTAAACGATGAGTTCAACGTGCCAGGAAAAGAAAAAGAGTTTTCAAGGACAACTTATTATCTTTTGGATACAGGCACCTTGCCAACAGGTAATACAGATCAACAAATAGAAAAATCCGAAGAAGAAAACTTTGAGTATAGAGATATTCTCAATCAATCAATAATGAGATACAATCAACTCTTTAGTTTTGAAGCACAGATAACAATACCTGGGGACTTTACATTACACGCTGGAGATGCCATCCATCTTGATGTTCCTCTTCTTGAGGTTGACAAAACAAAGGAGAAAAGTAAGATGGATGGGGGTCTATATATTATATCTGATCTCACACATTTAGTGACACCGAGCGAGACCGTCACTAGACTTAACTTGGTCCGAGATTCAACAGGTAAAAAGAGGCAGAACTAATGGAAAGTATAGAAAAGCATATTGAAGAGGATAAGAAAATCCTTCAAGATCCCACGACAAATCCACAGATGCGTCGTCACATTGAAGGCGAACTGCATGAACTAGAAGAATACGCAGAACACCATAAGAAAGAAATCGAAGCTGGAGATCATCATGATCCCAGTTACTTGGAACTTTTCTGTGATCAGAATCCATCTGAACCAGAATGCTTAATTTATGACGATTGATGGAGTCATCTTCGCTTTTTAATCCTGGATTCCTTGGATCTAGTTTCAACTGGTGGATTGGTCAGATTCCTGACGATTCCTACTGGAGGGACAATATTGTTCCGACAAAATCCGATAGTCCAGAGGGTTCAACAGGATGGGGATACCGATATAAAGTTAGAATCATTGGTCTTCATGATCAGGATGAGGAAACTTTAACGAGTGAAGAGTTGCCTTGGGCACAGGTGATGTATCCCATCACTGCTGGTGGTGGACAACAAGCAAGTTATCAAACTCCTAACCTCAGACAGGGTAACTTTGTATTCGGATTCTTTCTTGATGGATCTGACATGCAAGTCCCTGTCATCATGGGAGTGCTTGGGAATAATGCAAAAACAACTCTCAGAAAAACTGAGGTTATAAACTATGAGGGTGCAAGCGGATTTCAAGAAAACGAAAGACCGCACCGTAGTGAGGTTAATGCACCAGACCCTAGTTTAAGAGTTACTGAGCCTCGGGGAGATCAGAACCCTGAAGTGGAGTTTATAAATCCTCAGGTTACCACCGCATCTCAGATTGTAGGTCAAGAAAAAATATGTGAAAAGATCCCACTTAAAACACCTGAGAATCAGGTTCAGTCTTCCATTAAAAATATGCAGACTGAGATTGAGAAAGTGACTGACAAGATCAGTAAATATATGAACTCGATTACGAGTTATACAGATGCAGTTACATATCGTAGTCAGAATCCTCAGATTTTAATCAAGGATGCATCCAAGGTGATGGCAAAATATACCAAACCCATCATGGATCAAATGATGGCACACTCACAGAAGAAACTGAATGATGAGTTAACGAAAGTTGTATCTGCACTACCTTCAAGTGAGAGATATCTCTTCGCAGAAATGAAAGAAGAGATGAATGAGATGGCACTTTGTCTTTATAATGGTGTAACAAACAATCTCTCAAATAAATTAGAAGGACTTCTCCTTGACGCATTGGATATTGATAATCTGATTGCACAAGCAAGAGGTAATGCATCAGATGGAAAACAAAATGCACTTGGTGATGGTGAGCGTCCTACAACACCTGTGGTTCCAGTTTGTGCTGCCGAGGATATCATGGCAAGTGTTATTGTTACAAACATTGGAGAGATTCAGGAAAATAATGATACAATGCTACAAGGTGTCAATGAATTCCTTAAAGACATATCAGAAAAAGTATCTGGCGTATTAGGTATTGCTGATCAAGTGAGTAAAGGTCTTGGCATCTTGGGGGGACTTACTCAAATGCCAAATATTAATACAAGCATGGGTGCTGCCATGCTATTTAATAACTTAAGTCTTGATGTATTTGGATGTGAAGTAAAACCAAATGAGGCAGTCTCTGACGAATATACATTCTGTGGTGGTGGAAGTAGCAAACCAGACACTGAGATTACCGACGCGTCAACTGAAGATGAAGCAATCGCTAATGCTAATGTTGGTGCTGATGGGACAGATCCAGATCCAGGATATGTTGGTCCAACACCAAACACTGATGACGTTATCAACACTTGACAGGTGCAATAAATATGAATATAAAAGTGCTTAGAAGTCATTCATAAATGTCAAAGCCATTGATTAGAGCAGATCAACTCAATGCATCTGTATCTGACACATCTAGTTTTAATATCTTTGAACCAGCAGATGATGATTTGATTCGTGTTGGTTATATTTCAACGACAAGAGGATATATCAAAGGCATTGACAAGTGCGAAGCAAATAATATTGCAAAAAAAGATCCTGGCACTCAGTTCATTCTTCAGACAAGAGACTTTGTAAAATACCTCAATATCAATGAGGTCAATGCACTTACTATTGAAGATCTGCAACCTAAGGAACAGTGTCCAGGTATTGACATGGCATCGACCGGAGTCGGTGCTCCTTCTATTAATTTGTCTGGAGGTGGGGGAGTTGGTGCAAGAGCAGTTCCTGTTGTTGGTAATGATGGTAAAATCTTAAGTGCCATTGTGACACATGGTGGTTTTGGTTATAAGTACCCTCCTAAAGTTACTTTTTCTGATAAGTTAGGTATTGGTGCTGGTGTTGTAGCACAGGCATTTACTGGTAATGTAAGCGAGGGCACAATTGTTTATGATGCCGAAACTGATTTTGAAGAGTATGAGATTTGTGACCCTGGTGCAAATATAAACTCACCAGTCTTTGATATTAAGGGAGAGGAAGTTAATAAGTTTGATGCCAAGTCTTACTTTAGTAAAGATAAGGATCCTAGTAGAGAAATAATCCTTGATTATCAAAGAAAACTGAGAGAGGCAGAGAGAAAACCTTTCTGGTCTACGAGGATGAATCCTCCACTCAGAGTTATCGGTGATGGGAAAGAAGACAGAACAAAGTATGATGTTGTTCACTATGCATGGGGTGGTGAACAAGTTACAGTACCCTCTAGTAATCCAAAAAACTTTGAAGACGTACAGTTTAAGATCTTCACCTCAGGTGGTCACGATAGAGGCATGGCATTTAGATTTGCCTCTGAAGATGGATCACACAAGTTTACTATTAAGGCAGATGATTTCAAAGCAAATAGAGAAATCGTAATCACTAAAGGTATCAAAAGAAACACAAAGTATTTTGTCACCTCAACTGGAAGATATAAAGGTGCTGGTGTCGAGCAAGGTCTTGCTAGTAAACTTGGTAAGAAACCAAAAGAAATAAGACCGAATGGTCCTAATAAAGAAGCAACTG